TCAATTAAATTGTCAGAGCCAGTTCTTCCAGATGTATTTCCACAAATATTCTATGAAGGTGGTGTAAGAGGGCTAGATAGAGTGGCTAACCTAGGTATAGGTGATTCTGTTCTGGTACAGTGGCACAAGCCATTTCCAAGATCATATAATGGCGAAGTATTTTTTGCAATATATCAAACAGAGTCAAGGCTGGATATATTTGACAGAAATCCAATGTACATTGGAAGGCCTGGAGTTACCAAGGCAACGATAGCCGGACTAATAACAAACAGGACCTATAACTTCGCTGGAAGGGCATTCGAGATCTATGCAGGAACGCTAGACCTATCTGGTATGGCTATGGCAAACGAAGACCTATATGTGGTTCCAGAGCCATGTACGATGACCTCTAGTGCAAACACAACTGACCTTGTTTTCAACGTAGACTCAACTGAAGGTTATCCATCAGCAGGTATATTGATTGTAAATAAAGTCGAAGTAATTAGATATGAGTCAAAAACAAGTACTTCATTTATTCTTGCAAGCAGCGGAAGAGGGTTAAGCGGAAGTCCTCCTTCAATGTTTATTCCTGGTGATAAAGTTGAGATGTTCTTTGCATGTCAAGACAAAAACTCTAACTTAATTACAGCAACTCCAACTGGAAGTGATGGCTATGCAATTTCAAGACAGATAAATGAAATCGGAATATTAACTCCTGATTATTCTGACGAAGAAAAGAAATTTTTTCAAGGATTTGACTTTTGCGGATATCACAGAGCAATGCCTCAGAAAACATTACAAGGCATTGATGATTGTCCAAGTTATTTAGGCGGTGAGTTTAACGGCTTTAGAGGTTTTAACCTCTACGATAGAATGTTAAATAGGGAAGAGGTATTGCTTGATCAATCTGGCGAACCAGTAATTCTTCTTAGAAGAATATGGAATGGAACGACTTGCTCCTGTGCAGATGCAAGAAGACAGCATCCAAAGGTAAAGTCATGCAAAGACTGCTATGGAACAACCTTTGAGGGAGGTTATGATCAGTATCAGTACGCAAGAAGAGTTGATGGAAGAATTATGGTTAAATTTGGCGATACAACAGAAGACCTAAAACTAGGAATGCAAACACACATGCAAGTTGAGTATGAGCCATCATGCTGGACTTTGCCAAATCCAGCAGTAAGAGACAGAGATCTTATTTTGCGCTTTGACTATACTAATGATATTGAATATATTTATGAAGTACTAGATGTAACAAAAGAAAAGCTAGTATTTAGACATTTTACTAGACAAAGATTAAAGTTAAAAAGACTTGACAAGACAGATATAGTTTATACATATCCAGTAAATTATGAACTGGTTAGGAGGTTCGGTGAGCTTTTGGGTTAAAAATACAAAAAATAAAGAAGATGCTATGTTGACTTTTGCAACCATTTCATTTGCAGTAACTACATTTTGCTTTTTACTATCTGCAATTGGACATATTTCCTTTGGATCATTTTCAGTAGATTTTCCTCTAATGGATCCTAGCTTAATGACTGCTTATCTTGGAGCAACTTTTTCTGCTTATGTAGCAAGAAGATGGACAGATAAGAAATATGATTCATACGAAGAAAAGACAGAAGAGGTAGAAGTTGCGCCTAAGTAAATATTACATAAGTGTATGGATTAAAAAGCACATGACAATAATCATGTTGCTTTTACTAGTCTTAATGCTATATGTAGTATATATTGTTTCACTTGGAAATAAAAACAATATTTTATTTAATTATATAAAGAACCTTATTGATAAAGAAGGTGATGTTTTAGATGATTATATAAAAAATGAAACAGATGAGCGAAGCAAGGCAATAAAAACTACTCAAGAAGAGATAGATAAAGTAAAATCTAAGATAGAAGAAATTAATAATGAAAAGCCAAAGGATGAATCGCTCGATGAATTTTTTGATAAGAGGCTACAATGATTGATATTCTAAGAAAATTTGCAAAAGAAATAAAAAACGATACATCAAAGGCTGTTATAAATAAGAGTCTTGAAGAATTTGATGACAATCTTTATAGAAGAGGTTATTTGGTTATAGACATTAAAGATCTTGAGTCAGTATTTGATCCAGAGAAAGTAGAGGCTGATACGGAAGTAGACAAAATAGTCTTGGAGGACTAATGATAGAATTATTATTTGTTGGTTCTATGTTGGCCGGCGACCAGCTTCCGGCGAAGACTGTTTTGCAGAGAGAATCTTATGTTATGTCTATAGAAGAGGCAACTAAGCTAAAGGCAAGAATTGAAGATCTTGAAAAGAAAGAAAAATTACTTGGCCAATATGTTATTTTAAATGAACTTCTCGAAAAACAATCTGGATATTATAAAAAAAATATAGAGTTCCAAGATTTGCAAATTAAAAAATATGAATCATTAATGGACTCAAAAGATGATCAAATTAAAATTTTATTAAAACAAGAAAGTTCTAGTTTTGCAAAAAAAATAATTTTATTTGGATCTGGAGTATTAATGACTGCCGGATCAATTTATGTAGCAGATAAGTTGGACGATTCTATTGAAAAAAATTAGAGGAAAAGATGGGAAAATCTAAATATCCAGAAAAATATGATACATCAGTAGAGATACCAGTTATTAGAGGTAACATCAATGAATTAAGTGTTGATTACATTAATTCATTGAGATCTGCTATATTGCAAATTCAGCATACTCTAGGTTTAATGCCACAAGGTAATGCAACATCCAATGTTGCAGACAGGCTATCAAAATCTCTAGATTCTTCTGGAAACATAAAGAAAGAATCTTTAGACTCTGCTGGTGTTATTTATGGACCAATTACAAATGAAAATATAGCAAAGCTAGCTGGAATTGATGAGTCAAAGCTAAAGTTGGATTTTCCTACAAAAGTTTTGCAGACAGAATACTCTCTTATTAATTCAAAGCTTACTGAGGTTATAGAAGATCTAGAAGAAGTTATATCAAAGCTTGGTTCACATATTTATACTGATGCAGTAAATAGACACTCAGGAAAGTCAATTAAAATATCAGAAATATTAACAAATCCATCTGATTTGGCAGTTGCAAGTCTTGCGGTAACAAATGCGCAAGATGCTATAGAAGCAATTTTTTCTGGACATATAAATTACTCTGGTCTAAATATCTCCAGCGTAAACAACTCACATGTTTCTAATCAAATATATTTTGATAATACAAATGTTTCAGAAGATGTTTCTGGATCCGATCTTCAAACAGTTATAGAGGAGATAATCCCTATTGCTAGAAATTCTCAAATAACTCATCAGAACTTATATCACTCAAATGGATATATGAGATCTGGAATTATTACAGATTCAAAAACAGCGACCGAGCTGGCTTCTTCTTTATCAGTTTCTTTTTTTAAGTCAACAATAAGTGACACAGCAAGAAAAGCAAAAATAATCTTAACCACTCCTCAAGAAATTTTTGATATAAAAGAATATAATTATATATCTGTAAATTTAACTAGCGGCGATGCAGTTTATAATATATCAGATATTGAATTAGATTCTGGTAATTTAGTTCAGGCAATTTACGTATACGGAAGCCTGCCTGAAAACTCTACAGGGTCGAGCGTAATATCCATATTTAAAAATTCAAATAGAGAGACTTCTGCATGGGGTCTTGCAACTGCTGTTGTTGAGTCTCCATCATTACTTTCTGCAAATATGATAAAGATAGCAGACCCAAATGCTCCAGGTATTGTATCAGAAGGCTTTAAAACAAATTCAGTAACTTCATCAAAGAGATATTTACAATTAGAAGTAAATGGAAAAACATATACTGCGGATGCTTACAATGCCTCATATACAATACAAACAATAGACTCAACAATATCAGCAATTAATGAATCTCTTATAAATGTTGGTGCTCCAGCTTTTGCATATAAATTATATAGTATAAGAACAAATCAGCATGAGATAGCAATAGTTTCAAACTTTAAAGAAACTGATAGCTATATAAAAATATCAAGAATAGATGATGCAATAGATCTACTTGGTTTTTCAAGATTTGAGGATAAGTCAATTTATCCAACATATGGAAGCACACATTTAATAAAGGGAATTCCATATAGTGGTCTAAACGTCCTGATGAGCTTGGAAGGATTAATTCTGGAATCTGGCGGATCAATATCTGGTGCAAACTTCCTTCAGTATAATTTAAAAATAAATGATATAGTAAATATAATTGGAACAGACAGCGATGACGGCAGTTATTTAATTACAAATATTACATCTACAAGGTTATATGTAAATACAGCTCAGTTAGCCGGATCAGATTGGTCTGGAGCTTCACAGGTTACTTCGAAGTTTATAGTTTATAACGATACTCAATCATTTGATTCTTATGATTTCATTAAAACAGCAGGTTCTCCAGCAGGTTTGTTATTTGAGTTGATTTTAAATGAAGATAATAACTTACATTTTAGAACAATAGCTGAATATCAAGCAAAATCTTTAGGCGGAAATTCTCTTTATGCTGTAATTGATTGCGAGCAAGAGCCATCAGCTATAACAAAGGACGTAATATTTGAAATAGTTGATACAGATCTATACTGCTATATCGAATCTTCAAATAAGATAAAAATAACTAATTACAAAAATTATCCAATTACATTATTAAATAATGAATATAACTCATATATAAAGCTATTTATATACAGCGCAACTGACATAGCTTCTTATATGGTATCGCTAGCAGTAACTACACTTTCTGCATCAGTGACTGTATATGAGAAGAAAAGTTATGAAAATGTTCTTGCAATAAGTAAGGCACCATTCTATGCAACGGTTGGAAGAATAGAGGGTGGTCCAGATAGAACTCCATCAGTATTGGTCGATATAGACTACGGCTCAATATCGGTAGATCAAATTTCTAATAAAGTTAAAAAAGAGCTTCAGGAGGTTGTATACAAAGATACAAGATCAAATGGAATTTCTAGAGGCTTAGAATTAACATCTGTAGAGTTAGATCTGGCAAATGGTGATTATGTTATTACAGTATCATCCGGTGTTGCATATGTAAATGGAAAAAGGTTTCAACTAGACTCACTATCTAGTTGGTCAACCAACTTGCAATATACCACTTATGATAAAATAATTGTTGCAATAAATAGCGAAGGAATAATTATAGCTGATTCTGCAGATTCTGCAACATGTAACTTTTATATAAACCAAGATGAATACGCAATAATTGCAACGGTTGAATATAATGGGGCAGACTTATCAATCATAGATCAAAGATTATTGATAAATGATTTAGATTTTAAACTTATAAATTCAGTTACTGTAAGTCCACAGAGTGGGCTTGGTCACTTTACAAGTATAAATAAAGCAATAAAATATGCAAAAAGATTTTCTCAAATCTTTCCAAATGCAGGAACCCCAGAGATACTTCTAAAAGCAGGGACTCACAGGATTGTTGTAGATACAGGAGTTGATTATTCACTAGCAACAAATCAAACATTTATTAATTCATCTTATGAATCTGGAATCTTACTTGACTTTCCAATAAAAATAGTTGGAGAAGGTGATTCTACCGTTTTAGATATTATAACAACTTATAATGATTATCCAGAAAGTGGTGACGACAGAACTACAACTTCTGTAAATAAAGGATATTTTGTAATAATTGGAAGTGGAGCATCCTCATATCATTCTCCTTTCTCAACAGACAAGCTCTTTGAAAGCTCAATAGTGCTCAGAGATTTTAAGATAAAAAATTCAACAATACTTTATTTGGACCCAGAAGTTTCCTTAGCTGGAAGCACAAAGCAAAATACACAATTTTTGAAGGTAGAAAATATTTATTTTGACTGGTCAAATCTAGAGTATCTTGGACCAACTTTTGAGAATTCTTATTACTTTAATAAGGCAAATGCATTTTTTGTAGAAACTGATGATGTAACTTCTGGCTATATAGGCAACTTTGCAATAGACGGTTGTACATTTGATAATTGCTTTATAGATATATCTAAATCTGGATTTTCATACAGAAATATAACAATATCTAATAACAGCTTTTTCTCAAGAAGGCAGATAACTGATATTGCATATAAATCATTTTTAGTAAAGACAGCAATTGGGGAATCAACATTAACTGCAGGATCATTTGTATTTAATAATAATCCTAAAATTTTATCATTATTTAGTTTAATATTTTTATCAGCAGATGGAGCAGATTATTTCAGCGCTTATGATGCATTGCTTTCCAATGGAAATATAAGTATAGGCTATAACACAGTAACTATTGCAGGAACCTTAAGTGTAACAGATTCTATGCAAGTAAACGGTTCTGCAGTTACATTTACTAATCCAGTAACATTCGACGATACAGCAACTTTTGCATCAGCGATAACTATAGATGGCATAGCAACCTTTAATAATACATCAGAATTCAATAACAATGTATCAATCTCGGGAGATCTATCTGTAGACGGAACAATAGAATCGACAGGAGCAGGAATATTCGTTGGAATGAACGTTGGTGGAGCGTTATCGACTATTAATTCGCTTTTGCTTGAAGTAAATGGATTAACTAGCTTTACACAAAACGTTTTTGTTAATGCAGACTTTGATGTATCTGGAACTGTATCAGCCGCAGTAAAAGCTTTTAAAATTCCTCATCCAGACCCAAGTAAAGAAAATATGTACTTAGTTCACTCAACTGTAGAAACAAATACTGCAGGTGATAATATGTATAGATGGTCTTTGGATATGCTAGAAGGAGATAATTATATAAAACTAGAAGATTACCATCCTTATTTAAATGCAAATGAAATGATCTGGGTTAGTCCAGTTAAAAGCTTTGGATCAGGTTTTGGAGAAGTAATAAAAGAAGAAAACAAACTTAAGATAACTGTTAATAAAAGTGGTAAGTATAATGTACTATTAATATGTACAAGAATAGATCCTGCAACAAAACTATGGCAGGGTGTAGAAGTACCTAGAAAGGAATAAAAAATGTCAAGATCATTATTTCCAGAAAAAATAGACTCCTCAAAAGAGTTGCCAATTGTAAGAAATAATATAACAGAAATCAATGCAGAGTTAGTAAATTCTTTAAGAGATGCTATAATTCAAATTGAAAAAACTCTTGGTATAAACCCACAGGGCAGCTCAACTGTATCTGAAAGAATATCTGGAATAATTGATACTTATGGATCATTAAAAAAAGAATCTCTAGATAAAGCTGGCGTAATATATGGTCCAATTACTAATGATAATATAGCTAAGTTAGCAGGAATAGATGAGTCAAAGCTAAAGTTGGATTTTCCTACGAAAGTTTTACAAACAGAGTTTTCTTTAATAAAAGAAGAGATGGATAGATTTATTGAAACTTTAAATGAAGTTTCTGCAAAGCTTTCATCACATTTAAATCCAAATGCTGCATCAAGACATAATTCAAAAAATATATATGTTCTAGAAACTTCCGCAGTAGAAAGCGACCAGGCAACCACGAGCTATCCTGGTGGATCTCTATATGATTTTATAAATGAATTTTATAATTCACACGTAAACTTCTCAGGTATTACAACTCAAGATAATAGAGTTCACAATGCTAGTCAAATTTATTATGACAATTCAGATACATCTACCGAAATTACATCTGTAAATGTACAGGGTGCTTTGGATGATTTAGCAAAAAGAGAATCAAATAGTGTAAAAACAAATTCCTTTGCAACAAATTCAAACGGAATTGTAAGACATTTTAAAGCAATTGATATATTAAACAATGTAAATGGAAAGCTTATAGTAAATAATGCAACTGTAAGTTATTTTGTAAATAATACTTCAATACAATCTATAGTTTTTTCAGCTCCACAAACTCCATCATATGATATAGAAAAATTTGATATTTTAATATTAAATAATTCTTCAGACCCTAATGATGACGTAGAATACCTGATATTAGACTATGTTTTGGATGGCTCTAACAATATTGAGTCAGTTACTATATTGGGCGGCACAAAATATGATTCAATTGCTGCCTCTTCTGCTTCAATTATAAAAAATCCATATCAGTACTCAAACATAAATGCTTATAATACAACTGTAAGGCCAAGGTACAACAGAACCAACACTCCAGATGTTATAGTCGCACATCCAAATTCAGCAACTATTGTTTCAAAAAATATTTCACCAGAGAAAATAAATGCAACAAATAATTTGTTAAATGTTGAAATAGATGGAGTTGTGCATTCAGTAAATGTATATGATTCGTTAAGATCAAGTCAAACAATAGATACTATTGTTTATTTGATAAATACTCATTTTTCAGATAATAGGGTTCCAGCTTTTGCCTATAAACAAAGAGTATCTTCTTGTTATGAAATTGCAATATCTCATTTGATTCCAACATGGATAGATTCAACTTTAAATAGATACATAAAAATTACAGAAAGCAATACAAATGATGCATCAGAAGAGTTAGGGTTTTCTGAATATATTGATAAAGAAATCTATGGAAGCTATGGAAACTCAATTTTAATAAACGGCAATACAATTTCTGATCCAGGCTTCGTAAGCATTTATACAAATTCTGATGTAACCCTTACTGTTGGAACCAATAATGTTGTATTTAACACACTAGATCCAATCCAAGAAGGAATAAAAGTAGGCAATCTATGCCATATAGACGGTGTAGGAACTTATAGAGTCTTGGAAGTTTATCCTACTTATATAATATTAGATGATCAAGATTATTTATTTACAGCAAACATTTCAGAAGGCGAAAGACTCTTTATATACAAGGGAACAGTATCACTTGAGGCTCTAGAGTTTTCAGAGATAGTTGGTGTCGATGGCGCAATTCTGCTAGATATTTTTATAACTGAAAATTTAAAAATAGGATACAGTATAAGAGCAACAATAAATGGAACATTAAATAGCAGCTCTTTTTACGCTACAGTAGTAGATATATCAAAAGATTATTCTATAGGTTCAACTGACACGATAAGCATATCGCAATATGGAATAGCTACAGTAGATGATGGAACATCTGTTTCTTCTGGAGATAAAATTTACAATTCTGGAAATTATTCAGTAAGATCTCCAGATGGTTCTAATTTTTACAAACTATCTGTAACTGGAGGATTTCCATCATCAGATATTTCTGTTACTGTTACTGGCATATCAGAAGTTGCTTATGGAAATTTTAGACTAGCAAGAATTCTTTACTCAACTTCTCTTGGATTTATACTTGGAGATTCTAATATAGGTATTCCTTCGACTATAGATAAGAGGGCAACTGGAACGACAAACGAAGTAATAATATCTCCATCTGTAATTGAGAAATACATAGAGGGTCCAAGGGGAGAATTAAGAGGCGATGGAGCAGTATTTGGATTAGACTATACAGTTTCAAATATAACAAGTACAGAATGCGAAATCTCAATTTCAGCAGGATTCGCTTATGTCTCAGGAATCAGATATAAGTTCGATGGAGTAAATAATATACCATTTACACATGATGGTTTAAATTTTTATATTGCAATAGATAACACTGGATGTTTAAGAATTTCTCAAGAAATATTAAATCCATCAGGATCTAATTATATATCTCCATTCTATGGTTTAAGAATGGCATATATTGCATACATGCAATATGATGTTCTGTTGTTTAATGATGTAGATTTAAGAAAAAGTATATCATTTGTTGATAAAAAAATAAATGAAATAATTGTTGCAGAAGAAGAATCTGCAGGACATTTTACATCAATAAAGAAAGCAGTAGATTATGCAAGAGTTTATAATAAATTATTTGAAGTGAGCTCAAGGCCATCAATTTTAATAAAAAATGGAACATATACAATAGACGAAACAATATTTTTAGATTTTGATATAAGCATAACTGGAAGCGGACCAGGAACAATAATTACAAAATCAGAGGAGCTATTAAGCTTAAACAACTCATCAATAGCTTCTTTTTCGGAAGCTAATTATTATAATTCTGCATTTATAATTGGGTCTAACAGCTCTTCAGATGAATATCAATCAGAAGACATAGCTTATGGTGTTTCAATATCAAATCTAACATGTAAAACTCCAGAAGACATAGAATCTTTAACAAAAAGTTATTTTAACTTTTTCTTTTTAATATTGCAGTACTTAAACACAAGTACCGATGCTTCATTTAAATTTAATAATATCAACTTTATAGGCAGATCTTCTTTATCTGGAAGCACAACAAATGATGAGACTATCTTAGATGGTCAAAGACAAGAAATTCCAATAGCTTTTGGTAATGCACACGAGCATGGATTTCCTGCAAAGCATTATGGGTCATTAATAGTAAATAGTTGTTTTTTTAATTATATGGGAACAGAATGGTCATCAATCGGAGCACTTCTTTCTTATCCTGGAATTTTCTATATAGAAAATGTAGTAATAACAGGAAATATTTTTAAAAATTGTTCTCCAAATCAAAATAACGTTTCTGGCGGACTCTATGAAATATTTGGAATATCAGACAATTACACCCTAACAGGGCCATCTGGCTCGATATCAGTTCTCGAATCTGAAATAATTGTTGCCGAAAACTCATCTGCTGACTAAACTAATCTAGGTGGTGAAAATGGAACGAGAATTATCAGCGATAGATGTCATATATAAAATGTACGAAAAGCTAGAAGAGCTTGAGAAGAAAATTCAGGCTATTGATGATAATATAAAAATATTAAACAATAAAGTAACAAAGATAAATAAAATTGGAAACCAACTTTCAGAGCAGAAGCCAACATCTGTGGCTTACTCTCAGCCTACCGAACAAGAGCAGGTTGCTGAACCAGTTATTAGGCAGCCAGATAAATTGTTACTTGGAACAACAAAAGTATTTGGATATATTGTAAATAGAATGAAAGAACCTGTAGATTCTGTTATTGTAAATATATTTGATCAATCAAACAATCTTGTGAAAAGCAGCAAGTCAAACAAGGATGGCTATTGGGACTTTAGACTACCGTCAGGTAGTTACTCAATACAGTATGTACATAGTAAATTTAAACCAATAAACAAACCTATAAATATACCAAATGGTGCTAAGGAATTCGAGGTGAAATAATGTTTTCGGTTTCAATAAAATCAAATGAAAAATTAGAAGATACAGTTGTAAAGACTGGCGGCACAGTAAATAAATATATAAAAAATAATTTAAATAAAAAAACATTGATAATTAATGATGAAAATAATATAAACATAACATCTGGAAAAATGAAAGAAATAAAAAATGAAGATAAAATCATTGCAGAAATAACATTTAAACATGAGTTTGTAATTGATAAAGATAAAATAGAAAATAAGGAAAAGCTTGATGAGTTTATTTTTTACATAAAAAGATGCTTATCTAATCTTTCTAGTATAGAGGAAGGACTGTATAGGCCAATACAGTTTATGAAGGGAACGGACTAATGATTGATGAAATCAATTTACCAGGACTTGGTACAAACGCTGATCACATTGTATACTCTAGCTATTACAATGACAATCATATAATTCAGCAAACAGCAATAGTCCATCCAAAGTTTCTTCTTATAGATGGACTAAGAAAAGTTTTTAGATCTGATTCAATTTATACATATAGAGATGATCAGTATGGATATCCTTTGACTCCAGATTTAACAGGTCTTCAAATTGATTCACCAGAGACAACAAAACTTCTAATATCAGATTCGTATAGATACGAAACAAAATTTTTCCCAGCGATAGTAATAAAATCCTCCGGTGGCTCTTATAAGCCAAATTCTTTCAACCAAGATATGACGCTAAAATACAGACATGATGTAGTGACCAACGAATTTGGTGGAAGAAAGACAATATCAACTCCAACCCACAGAGTCTACTCTGGTAGATGGGAGCTTGGATTTGATGTTCAAATTTTTTCAGAAAGTTTAACTGAATTAAATGAGCTTGTAGATATAACCTCGCTAATATTACAGTTCACCCTTCTAAACGAGCTTAGATCATCTGGCCTAGTAATAACAGGATTGAGTATTGGCTCTGAAAATGCAGAGCCATATGCTAATGATTATGTATATAATACTAGTATAACACTGCGTACACTTTCCGAGTGGAGAGCTGAAATACCTATAGATAATTTAGTTGAAAAAATAGTTTTAAAAATTGAACCAACCTTTCATAGAGTTCCTGGCACAACTGCTTTATCACCTGAACTTACTAGTAAGTACAAAGATATATTAGAGATTACAGAGATAACATAGCTATGTTTTTAATTATAACTACTAATAATAATAAAATTATTGTAAAGCATATCGGAGGATTTGATGGCTAATATTCCAGGTATTTCAGGATACATTCAACCTGGCGCCTTTGCAAGGGATAGAGTAATATCAAAGGCAGCCAGCATTCCTGGCGGCCTAAGAGTTGCCGCTATAATGGGCGAAGGAAAAAGAGAAGAGGTTCTAGTTGAGTCAGCAGTTGGCGGAGGTCAAGACGGATCTGCATCATGCTCACCTTCTGGAAGCGGAGAAAGTAGATATTTTAAATTATCAAGATTTCCAGTAGTTTCTGGCAGAACAGAACTGTATCTAAATGGTACAAAGCTATTTGGAAAAGAAGAGGCTGTTGATGAGTCAGTTCTGTCACATGAGTATGACTACAGAATTGATACTGAGACTGGCTGTATAGAGCTACAAAAGGCTACTATAAAAGATCAAAACGGAAGAGTATATTCAGCTAGCGGAACAAATATTGGAAACGGATCAGTTCCAGATGAAGGAAGCACAGTATGCTCAACAGTAGACATAGTTGATTCATCTGCCCCAACAGAAAGATGGACTCTAAAGTGTGTTTCAGTAGTAAGAGATTCATCAGGATCACCAGTTCCAGGCAGAGCAACCTTCTCTGTAACAGGAAGCGCATCAGGACAAGCATATGATGATGCAGGAAGTCCAATCTTTTTCCACAGCACATACTTCACAAGCTCAACTGGAGCAGTAGCAGGAAATTCAGATCCATCAGTAGACGGTTATGTAGTAGCCACATCAGATGATTATGGTTTAGCATCACCAGTTTCAGATGGCGGAGCAACACTAGATACAACAAATACAGTAACAATTCCAGCAGACGTAGTTTCTGATGGACAAGCACTTGTAGGAGACTACCTAGTTCTAGAAGATGGAACTTATGGACAGATCTCATCAATGACTTATGATGCAGGAACAACTACTACAACAATAGTTGTATCAACAGATACGCTAGGAAGCGTAGGTGATACAGTAGAGTGGAAGATAAGAGCAGTAGATGCTTTTATTGATCAAACAATGAGCGGATTATTCACAGGTCTAGATGTAGGAAAACTAATAGTAGTATGTCCAGCAGGAAGCTTTGCTGGAGGCAAGTTTGTCATTACAAAGGTTACATCAGCAAATACAGTAAGAGTTCTTAAGTACGGCGAAACAGACGTAGTTTATCCTTCACAGGAAGCAACAGATACTCTAGTTGGTCTTGCATATGAAGATTTAACATTCTACATGGTAGAGACAAACGGAATAATTCAAGCAGGTATTCAGGAGGGCGCAGTTCCTTTTGAGGTTGGCGATAGACTATTTATTGATGTATCATCAAGAGCTATGGGTCCTGGCGACAAGCTTGTTGCAAACTATATATACGAAGCAGATCTAAACGATCCAGAGTTATTTACAGATGCAGAATCTTTATTTGCAAAGCATGGATTTCCTTCAGTAGAAAACACTATAGCTTTAGGCGCTCAGATTGCATTTGAGAATGGCGCACCAGCAATAATGGCTGTACAGTGCAAGCCTTCAGTTCCAAGAAGAACTTCTGCAACACTTCTTTCACAGGTAAGCTCAGCAGGTGTTGGCGGCTTTACAGGATGTCTAACATCACTTGGTGTTATAGACGATTCTCTATGCGGACTTGAGGACTTGAGATTTGTAATCCCAGCTCCAACAACTGGTTTATTAATGGGAAGACCTGCACAGGATACTAGAGTAAATATCTTTATCAAGAGAGATGGTGTAGAGACTCAGATATTCCCTAACAAGGTTGATTTTTATAACAGCCAGTTAGAGACTGATGCTCAGCAGCTAGCATTTATATCTGGAGATGAAAATCCATTCTCATATACTATAGTAAATAGCGATACAAACACCTTATTTACAGGTGAAGATGGCGTAATTAGCACAGGTGTAGCAGGAACAACTCTTTCAAGCTTATTTATAAACCTAGATAGAGATCATGTTGGATCAACAATTGTAATCGAGTCAATGGAAGATCTAAGCGGAAACATCTATACAAGCGTTGCAGATATATCTGAGCAGCTATATGGAACCGGAGTTGGAGTAACTGAAACTGCCGAAGTATTAATCTCAGAAATCTCATCAGATACAAAAGCCGTAATAGTAGGTGCTTATGGAAATACACTAACTGTTTCTGAGAAGTTTGTAAATGCACAGTTCTTTATCAAGGGCGAAAGCACAACAAGCGTAAGCGCATCACTACTGCTACACAAGGATCTAGTAAAGAGCGGAACCATAAAGAAGGGTGACGGAATAAGAATAACATACATTGATGAAAACGATGCATCATTCTACGACACAAATTGGTTTACAGCATTCGAGAAGCTAGAGGCTGTAGATGCTCAGATTATAGTTCCACTTCCTTCAAGCACAATATCAGCAATATTCCAGTCAGCAGTAACACACTGTGAGACAATGTCATCCATTGCAAACAGAAAAGAAAGAGTTGCAATCTTTGGAGCCCAATCAGGCTTGTCAACTGATGCAATCTTAGGAATAAAAGAAGTAGCAGTAGAAGATATCGGAATAATCGAAGGAATTCAGGGTGATGATCCTCTTGAGCTACTATCAGGAGATATAGAGGACTTGGCAGATTACAAGCTAAGTAGCTCATATGATAGCAGCAGAGCAGTTTACCTATATCCAGATTCAATCGTAAGAAATGTTTCTGGTACAAATGTACAGCTACATGGATTCTATATGGCTCCAGCGCTAGCAGGATTGCTTTCTGCAAACCAGAATGTTTCAATTCCTGTAACTAACAAGACTTTGACAGGATTCTCTCTAACAAGAGATAAGGTTTACAGACCTGTAATACTAGATAAGCTAGGTGGAGAAGGTGCAACAGTTGTTCAGCCAATACCAGGCGGTGGCCGTATATTGGCAGGTAGAACAACCAGTCAGTCTGGAGTAGTAGAGGAGGAAGAAATCTCAATAGTATTCATTAGAGATAGAGTAAAGCAGGTTCTAAGAAATTCACTAAAGTCATTTATAGGTGGAGTTCAGGGTCCTGATACACTAAGTCTAATGTCAGCAAAAACAAAGACAATTATGACCGGTCTTTCATCACAGGGTCTTATAACATCATTTTCAAACATAAGAGTTGCAAGAGATAAGGTTGATCCTAGACAGCTTAACGTATTCTTGCAATTTGTACCAGCATACCCAATCAACTTCGTATTTATAGATTTAGAAGTTGGAGTAGTTTAAGGAGTAAAAAATGGCATCTTATCCATATACAGGAACTTTATTTGACTCTGAGGCAGTTACTGGTGCAAAAACTAGAACAGGTTTAAGCACCCAGGTAATTGTCTATGTCAATAACCAACCAGTTGGAGCAATACAGACGTTCCAAGAAAATCAGCAAAGACCTTTGCAAAGAATTAAGGAAGTTGGAACCGATGGAACAATCGAGATTGTTCCATCTGCAACCGCCACAGTAAATTTGACAGTCAATCGAATTTATTTTGACGGTCTTTCACTTCCAGAGGCTATGGCAAGAGGATTTAGAAATATACATGCTCAAAGAATTCCATTTGACATAGTAGTAATAGATAGATTTACAGGAACTGAAGATGAAGGTGGGGCAATTGTAACAACTTATCATAATTGCTGGTTTCAATCACTTGGAAAGTCTTATCAAGCAGACAACTTTCTTATAACAGAAAATTGCCAGCTTGAGGTTGAGTCTATAAGCTGTGAAAGAAATGGCGCTCCAGTTTCAAGCAGTCAGGGCGTTGGCGGCGGAAGAGATTTGGGATCTGAGGGTAGACAGATTGACGCAGTTGAGCA